GTTTCTATATACAGTTTCACCAAATGATTTGTATGCTTTAACTGCTTCTAAGAATGCATGTTTTTGTTCTGTAGTCATCTCTGGGGATTCTTCATCTTCGTTTTCTTTAACGAATGATTTAGCGTATGGGTCAGAATAAACTTTACCTAACTGTGGGTTGATAGCTTCATTCAGTAAATCTTTTAGTTTTTTCATTTCTTACCTAATTGTTATATAGCACAGATTCCATCTATTTCACAGATGATATCACGTACTAATGTGTTAATTTTTTTATATGATTTTAAAGAACCAGCTTTAACAGATTCATTTACAGGTTTCATAAATGCACCATGTGTTGATGGATTTGAAACAAAGTCCCAGCATATCAAATCAAAATCATCTTCTACTGTTACGGTCTTACCATTAGTAGATTCTTTTACCGAACCCATACCTCTTGAAGATATACCAACGGTGCACCCCGCTTCTAATAATTCTTTTAGGATATTTCCTGATGGAGTTTTTAGTACTTCTACTTTTCCAATCACATCATTACCTTCCCACCATATATCACGTATTATATGGGATGTATTTTTTAGTTCAACAACAGATGCATCTGGATGGTCTAACTCACCATATGCTCTATTTTCTTTAATCTCTCTACCTTTGTACTTATCCACTTCTCGTTTGAGAATACCTGATGGGTATATTCTACCATTTTGGTTTTCGGATTCAGCTCGTTGTAATACACCTTCAACAATTAATCGCCCATTGTGTTTAGTCATGGATTCATTAAGTTGCTTTGGTGTTATACTGAATGGTGTTATGTCTACTAATAGTTTACTCATTACTTATCCCACACTTTTCGTTTCCTATACAAATCAAACATAATTTGTGCTACTTCATATCTAATAAGTAACCTGATATCTTCCAAATCCTTATTTGAAAGGCCTTCTTTAATAATATCTTTCTTTTTAGGAATCATGAACTCAACTCTTTTAGTTTATGTGCTACTTTTAACAATCTTTCAGAGATTTTTCCAAAACGTTGTTGTGTTGATTTCCAATATTGTCCGGTATGTACACCAGCTTCAGTTTTTAACTTTGTGTTCTGATTAACGATACGTTCCATTTCGAACATCATACGATTTATTTTTTTAATAGAATCGTTTACCTTTTGGTAATCCTTTCTAGTATCATCTTTTTTATATTCTTTATAAGATATTTCATTTATCTTAGATTCTAGCTTTCTTTCCAACGATTCCATTGTTTTAATGTTCTTTTTGGATTTTTTAGATTTTTTATAACCTAAAACTTCAATATGGCCATTATCTAACTCATTCTCATCATCAACAAACGCGTTTGGGGTTCTAGGAGGACCTTCACCACCATCCATGTTACCAGTAACATTAGTTTCTTCTAGCTCTTCAAACTTTTCTGATATTTCTTTTAGTAAACTTTTCATTAAAATGCCTTTTTTAATTCAGAGTACAACTCATTATATCGTAATAATGATAAAATTTGAGATTCCGTGATGGTTTTTGAAGATTTTACTTTTGAAATTAATCTTACAACTTCGTTTACCTTAATTTTAGTAACTTGGTCGGTTATTTTTATTAATTTTATATTTTTTGTAAGTAAGTTACACTCTCTTATAACAAAACTCTTTAATTTTTTAGAATTATCAACTGAGTTTATATATTCTTTTAAAATACCACGCTGCTTATCAGATAAATGTGTATATTTGTTATTAAAATTCTCTACTAACATTTTCCAAGCAAGTAATCGAACCTCTTTAGGTTGCTTTGAGTACTCTTCGTTGATAGTTGTGATAACGGTATCTGTACTTTGAGATTTACCTGTTAGGTGTTCCATCAATGTAGATTTACAATCAACATATTCTTTTGGGTTTTCTGAATTTAAGTATTCAAATAGTTTATAGATAGATGCGTTCTCTTTATAGTTACTAACTCTATAGTTAAAAAAGTCTTCCAATACAAAATTAGATTTAATATCTTTAATTAAGTTGTATTTTTGCTTACTTAATGTAGGTGTGGTTAACTTATTTCGTTCTTTAAGAATAATATTCAAAAACTCACTAGCCTTATACTCAGAATCGAATGATTCCTTTATTGCAGATTGATATAATCTCAATTCTTTTGCTAATTCTGAATTCTTACCGAAGTGTTCTCTGATAATATCAGTTGCTTTTGAATCTTTGTTGTTCAAAGTATCGGTCGCAATTTGTCTAACAAGTAATTCAAATAGAATACCCGTATTTTTAAACTTACTATGCTTTAATTTCTTCATCCGTTCCTTATAGTTTGGTAGAATAACCCATACAGTTGGTTATAAATATATTAATTATTAGAATCCAATATATTATTTTCATCTAATAGTGATATATTATCAGTTTCTTCTTCAATTTTAAGAGATTCTGCTATAATACCTCTAGTCTTAATCTTAATTTTCATTTTAGATAACATTGAGTTCGTAGATTCTTTGTTAACTACTTCGTTTGCGTTATATCCTCTTGATGGAGCTTCTGGTTTAATAGAAATACTTTTATTTCCTAGTGGGTCTCTACCAAATGGGGATTTATCTTTCCCATATGTATTACCTTCCTTAGGTCTACCAGCTCCTTCAAAACCACCTTCTGGAGCTCCCCCTTCTACCGTTGGGAATCCAGCATTATCTCCACTTTCATCACCTTGCTCACCACCACCTTGCTGTAGTGTTGCCATATCATGTGGAGTTCCGAATGATTCACCAGTCTTAACCGGGTCATTACCTTCTGATTCAATCTGTTCTTGTCTGAATGCTAGTTTGAGGTCATTAATAACTCCCATTTGTTCTTTTTTCCATTCATCATCACTCATATTGAAAATGTTTTTATACATCCATTCTTGTGATACCATTTTAAGGTCTTTCATATCTGAAACTAATGATACTTTTTCAGACCAAAGGTTTGCTTTTTCCTGCTCATATATAATAGATGGTGTAGTTAACTCTAATTCGAAGTTTACCAACTCAGCATCCTCATACCCTTGTGAGTATAAGTGAACAATTGCTATTTTAGTTAATTCTGAAAGTACAATCTTTTGGATTCTCTCTACAGAACGTGCAAATCTAATATCTTGCTGTGCTAATGTAGATTTACCTTCAACACCCTCTTCATATCCAATAAATGCTTTTGGAACTTTAAGAGCTGCCATCATTCTATTCTTTAGGTATTCGATATCATCTATACCACCAAATTCCATGCCGCTAAGAGAATCAATCTCAGTACCACTTTGCCCACCTCTTACAGGTAAGTAATAATCCTCTAGCATATTCTGCATATTGAATTTTAAGTTGTACTCACCAGTCGCTTCATCTACATATGGAACTTTCTTCATTTGGTCAATGATATTTGACATATACGAATCAACCTCTGCTGGTGGAATATTTCCAATATCAATTTTAAAGATTCTCTTTTCAGGTGCTCTCATAATTCTATGAATCATCATAGCATCTTCCATAAGAACTAATTGCTTCCAAGTCTTTCTAGCACCTTCTAATAAAGAACGGCCATAAGGAAGGAAGTTTGTATCTGTAAGTAATCTAAAATGTGCTACTTGAAATGATTCTAAGTATTTACTTGAGTTTCGTTGAGACATAGCGGTTGTATTCTGCTCATCTACTTCAAATCGTACTGAGTATGGGTTATCTAAATCGTAACCTTCTTCTCTACGAGTTTCGTAAACTGATAATGGTTGTGCATTTACTACACCTAACTCATCATCAATATCTAAATGTAAATAGTAATCACCATATTTGTTCATACCTCTAACCCATCCCCAAAGATTGAACTCAATATTCAATACATCGTAAAATAGGTTGTGAAGTGTTTTCTTTAATTTTTCATCAGATGATTTAATTCTAATAACATCACCCATATCGTTTTTAAGGGTCGCTTCATCGGAGTATATATCTAATATAGATGAAATGATAGAATCTTTATCCATCGATTCATAATCAGTATATAATTCTAATTTGTTTGAATGGTAATTAAATCGTTCGTTGGTACTTTGCCAATTCTTTCTTGAGTTTGCTCCATGCAATCTACCATATCTATCGTAATGTGCAGAACCTTGCTTATTACCATCGCTCTGTAATCTTGATGAATCGACTACCTTTAGTTTATCCTTTCCAACACGTCGTACAACGACTTGTGTTGCGAATAATTTCTTTAATTTACCGAATAATGAATTATCTGCCATAATTATGTGTTTATATAGTACTTACAATCTATAAATATACAAAAAATATTTAATATATCCAAATTTTATTGTAATGAATTTATAATAACCAACTTATATCTTCATCACCTTTCCCAGTGTTAACTTTCCAAGCATTCTTAGCTTGAGCTGATGAGGTTTTGAATACTCCTGAGTTTTTAGATGTTAATGATAATGCTTTTCTATTTAATTCAATTCCTTGTTGTCTTAATTTTAATGCGGTATCTCTAACCCATAGTGCCGTTGAGAATGATATAGTTAAATCATCGTTATAACCTTGCTGTGCCTCTGCTCTACTACCATTCCAAATAAATACAAACAACTCGTCTATCAACCTCTTAGAACGTATGATAGGGGTTCGTTCTCTCATATAAGTATCTAACTTAGATATAACTAACGGACGTGTTCTGCTTGACATTGTGAATCCTGGCACCATCTGAGATTTATCTTTTAAATCAAATCCTTTATTCAAATGAATATCATTATCCACATACCCCATATCTTTATAAGAATAGTATAAGTTTGTATAACCTCTATCAATTGCTTCTTGAATTACAGCCCAACCAATGTTTGCGTTTTCAATTACAAGTAATGCATCATTCCATTCGGTTGCTACGTTAACTAACATTCTACCGTAATCTTTGGTATCTATCTTACCTCTATATTCAGCTACCTGCTCTAATGATTCTATATCTATAACGTGAAATGCTGAATAATCTTTTCCATCACCCCTAGCGACATCTGCTACTACTACATAATCTCTACTATAGTTTGGCTGTTGCCATAACCAATAGTTTCCATCAAACCCTCGCTTTTCAACTGGCTCTTGCACATATGTTTCTTCGTACCATTGTAGGAGTTCACCATCAACAACTGTATAACCAGATGATATAAAATCACAATCACATTCCTGTGCTGCCATCTTTTCACCTAATAATTGAGTTTGTTTTTCTCTCCACTTTTCATCACGTTCAGGGTGTACAGTCCAATGAAGTTTGATTGGATTCCAACTATCACCTTGCTCACCTTTCATCCAAGTCTTATGGAAGAAGTTACCAACACCGTTGGGAGTTGATAATACAATTGCCTTACCACCAGTCGAAAGAGTTGATTGAGCGGATGCCCAAATCGTATCTACACTTTTAATAAATGCGGCCTCATCTATAATCAACATTGATAATGCTTCCGAACGTCCTGCATCACCACTAGCGGATGTTGCTTTAATCTGAGAACCATTTCCTAATCTTAATGATAACTTATTATCTTCAATAGTTTCACCCTTTAACCAAGATGGAAGGCTTTCGTGCATATATCGAACTTTAGTTACTAAGTTCTTTGCTACCTCTTGCTTAGTTGCAATTACTAATACATTCTTATCATCTTGAAATAACATCATCCAAAGTGAATACCCTGCTGATAATGTTGAGATACCTAATTGACGTGATTTAAGAATTACATTGAATTGGTGTTCATCGAGTTCACCCATAACATCTTCTTGAAATGGAAATAAATCAAATAGAATCTTCCCACGTTTTGGATGCTGGATATAACAATACTTTCTAAAAAAGTATATTGGGTTTTTAGCACATTTTACATATTCTTCTCGAATAAGTTCTTTTATAGATTTACTCATAACTTACTTTTTACCAAGCTTCCACATCATCCTTGCAGAAATTACTGGCTCTAAGGTTTGGTTCAACCCTAATCCGATTCCATATACTTTCTTACGTTTACTTCTAAATAAAAGTTCACCACCAATATAATTAAATTGAGTTTGGTTACCAGCTAATCCAATACCTACATAAAACTCGTGTTTACTAATTAATGAATCTCTTGTAATGGTAGTAGTTGGTAATAATAGATTTGGGGTGATTTGTCTAAACACAATTGAGTTTCTACTAATTGTATCTTTTATTATGATGTTACCTAATGAATCTAAATCTAATGTATCCGTATAAAAGTATTTTGTATAGTAATCTTTTAAAATATCTAATGTATCAATGTTAGCTGGTATTGTATCATGTATGGTTTCAATTTTAGTTTTCCACTTTGGTATATAAACTAAACTATCAATCTTTACAGTATCCCACTTTGTTTCAATTTTAGTAATAACCGTACCTTCAACAGGCTGTTCGATTCTTTTATTGAATGGGTTTAAGTTAAATGGTTGAAACGGACTTGAACATTGTTGCTGCAGTATAATTATAATAATTAAAACTGCTATTATTATGCTTTTTAGATTACCGAAAATCTCTTTAATCATTACTTCTTAGTTGTAGTTTTTTTAGCTGGCTTTCTACCTCTACGTGGTTTACCCTTAACGGCACCAACTACATCTTTAGTTTGTTTTCTTACTTGCTTTACAGCATCAGTTACATCTTTAACTTCTTCTTTCACTCGTTTAACTCTACGTTTAACTTCAGTTTTAACTTTAGTTACTTCTTCTTTAACATCATCAATAGCATCTTCTACTATGTCTGGAATACCATCACCATCTGAATCTTTTATCTTTTCTGATGCTGTAACGTATAATATTGATACCACACTTAGGATGACAAGTACTATAATAAAAATTGGGAATGAGCTCATAATTCAACGCTTTTTTTTAAATTTTGTTTATAATAATAAATATGTAAAAGTTTTTTATAAATCCAATTACCACTTTCTACAAGACCAATAGTTTGCTTTCCACTTTGGTCCAGGGTTATCACAATTCATTCTTGCTCTAAATGATTTACGTGCTGCTGGATTATCTTTTTTGATTACCATCCCCTTTTGTCCAAAGTTTACTTTTACTACGTTACCTTTTTCATTGTTAACATAAACTTTAAACTTCTTAACATCACCTTGCATTGGTTTGTTAAGTTCTACTTTTCTACCTTGGTATTCACCTTCTTCTATTACTTCAGAAACATCTTCCTTCTTCATAAGTTTGAATGCCATAATTCCCATACTAACAACACCACCATTAACAAACTTGTCTTTATTAGATTGGCTTTTAAGTGCATCGTATACTTGAATCATTAGGTTTGCTGAATTCATATCAACTCTTACCTTCTTACCAGTCTTAGTATCTTTAATCAAATCGTTTTGTTTATTCTTTACGATTTTTCTTAATTGAGTAATTACTTCAGGTTCTGTAGCTTCATTAACTACTGATTCACTCATATCTTCGATAGTAGCTCCCATATCACCAATAGCCATAGTTACGTTTCCATTTCTCTGATACAGATAATACTTAACACCTTTTGGATTTGCTACATTTTGTAGAATTATTCTTTCTACTTTTTCTTTACCAACTACAGTCTTACCTTTAGTTACTTTAAACTTACCTTCTCTACCACTACTCATTGATGAACCATACTTAATTGTAATCTCATCACCTTTTTTGAGTTTATCGTAAACCTTTAATCTTTTGTTCATATCCATTGATTTGGCTTCGTTTATTGATTCACCAAGTTGGTTATGATATTTTTTATCTATATTTTTTTTGAGAGTTTTCTCATCTTTAAAATATGCAGTTATTAACCCTTTGAATCCTTTTTGTGGTGAAATGTAAAACCCATCCTTTTTATACTCAGATTTTCCTTTAGAATCTTTTGGCGCTTCTCCAACTATAAGTAAAAATGGTCTACCTTTATCATCTCTAATTGAGTATGAATCATTTTCATCTACTGATTCTTTATTTTCAGTTTCCCAACCACCACCTGCTGCTTTGTATTGTTTAGCAGCCCATCCGTTAGCGTATGCTGATGGGTATACATCGAACTTCTTCTTTGCTTGTGATTTATAGTAAGACCATTTTGATGAATCAGTTGGAACATTCTTTTCTGTAAGTTCCATTACTCTTTCTTCTAGCTTCTTTTTATAATCTTCACTTGTGATTGTATTAGACTGGTTTTTTTCTAATTCAGCTCTAAGATAATGTTTTGCTCCGATTAGATAATCTTTTGCTTTGATTACTTTTGCTTGCCACCAATGTGGTAAATCAATTTCATCATTTGTATTTGATAATGTATCCATTACATCTTTTAACTCAGCTGCATATCTAGCGATTACACTTAAATCAGAGGATAACATATCTGGTTCATTATCGGTATGACCTAAATCAGTATCTTCGTTAGTGTCTGATATTTCGTTGATATATTCTGATATCCATTTATTATTCATAATGTAATCCTTAGTTTATATAATAAGTTAATTCAAATTTTCCACTATCCATACCATATAATGATATTGATAATCCTTTTCGTTGAGGTTTATCATTTTTTAGTAATCCAATAATAAATGAATGTGTTTTGCCAACACTTGGTCTTAATCTATTATATTTACCACCATGTGTGATTTGATTATTCCAATCATCTTCATCAATAGTAAATCCTTTTTTCTCAGCGGCCGTTTTAGCGAAATCAACTGCTTCACCTGCTGTTTTAAAGTAATCGTTATTACCTTCTAATAATTCTTTTAACTTAATCATATTATGCTCCTGTCTTACTATTAGTAGGTGATTTACCCTTAGTTCTATTTTTACCTTTTTTGGAATCCCCAGCTTTCTTTTGTGCCGTTCGTTTCTTTCTTACAAAGGTAGCTCTACCCTTCGGGCCTAACTTATTGGCTTTTTCTTGCGATAAACATGCAGCATATGCTCCACCTTCTTCTCCATCACCACATTTACCTAGCTTCTGACCTTCACTTCCATATCTATCCCATCCACCACCACTAGCAGTACCAGTCTTTCCTTTTCCAAACCATTTACTAAGGTCTTCGGTCATTAGGTTTTTTGAAGAAAGATATTCGTATAAATCAGATTTAACATACTCTATAGCTAGTGAATTTTTTACACCATCATTGATGTAAGTTTCGTAAGTGTTTTGTATGTATTCTCTAATATTCATTAATCTTCTTTATTATCCTTTTAACTTGTCAATGAAGTTTGTTTTAAATTCTTCAAATCCATCATCAATTTTGGATACAATTTCTTCTTCTGATAATCCATCCCACTCTTCAATAGAACCATCTTCATTAATGAATGATGCTTTGATTGTTGATTTTAGAACTTCTTTTTCTACTTCTGCTTCTTTTAACCAAGATTCTGCATTATTTAAAAGTTTTGTACGTTCGTACTCATCGTATTCACCTTTTAATTTTAAATCATGTTCCATTTCTACAACACAATCTAAACACATACCATGATATGCTTTCATTTTTAAATCAGCCTGACTTGGTTCTATACAAGTACAAGTTTCCTTATTACAATTTGGAAATGCTTTTAGGTCTTCTCTTAATTTTGCGAACTTACCAACTTTTACTCTGTATCCGTTTTTTTGTTCCCAAGACTGACCATCATCATCTATCCAAGTTTCTCCAACTTCTTTTTTTACAAACTTTTTACCTTCAAACGATATACTTTTCTTTGTTTGGGTTTTATGTTCACCCAATAGCATCTCGTTTACTGCTTTTATATTCTTTAATTTCTTACTCATAACTATGTTTGTTTTATATAAATATTGTATTATTTAATTAAACCTAATTTTTTAAGTTCATTCAATCTTTTATAATATGTTGGTGTTGATATATCTAATTCGGATTGAATCTTTTTAACTGAATAACCTTTGGATTTTAACTGTAAAATTAAATCTCTATCTGATTGGTGTTTATTATCCCAATACTTCTTACGTCCTATTAAAGCCTTTCTGATTAGTTCATCTTTATCGAGCTTAACCATAGCTTCTTTAGTTCTTTTTGATATTAACTTTTTAGTTTCTTCTGGAATAACTTTACCAATTTGTGATTGTCTAATCTTCTCAATTGTTTCTTCTGAATGTTTGTAACCACCCGTACCACCTTCAATCATATTATAACCATCTTCAATTGAATTGTATTCAGATATATGTTGAATTTCCTTTTGGTTTAACTCATCTTTAGAATTTGCGGTATCAACCACTTCCCAATTGAAGTTATCAATCCCATATGATTTAATAGCTTTGTGAAATTTACTTTTAGAATTTTTGGATAGACTGGAAAGAAAATGGTTATGTTTTCGTTCTTCTAAAGATTTAACAGTTTGTCCTATGTAAACATTACCACTTTTCTTATTTGTTACCTTATATATTATCATAATAACCCTATCGTT